CTTCTGGGGCTTGTATAATAAGCGAGCCGATAGGAAGTATCGTGCTTCCGACCGGCTCTGACCGCAACCAACTGTTTAGGAGTTGATTATGGCTGCTGAAATCATATCGAAGACCTGCACCAAGTGCAAGCAAAGCAAATCTCTGTCGGAGTTTAACAAATGTCTTCGCAATAAAGACGGCCATCATCCGTGGTGCAGATCTTGCCAAAATATATATCAACGTCAGTACGAGAAAACTGAAAAAGGTAAAACTGTCAACCAACGCTCCCGCAAAAGCGAAAAGGGCAGGGCCACTCAAAACCGTCGAGATCAAACCGAAGAGAGGAAAGCCCATCTGAAACGTTATGCCCGAAGTGAAGAAGGCAAAATTGTTCAGGATCGTTTTAGAAAAAGCGAAAAAGGAAAAGCTAATCGTCGTAGATTTATAAAACTCTACAAGATTCGCCATCCTGAACGAAGTAAAGCTGTAGAAAAGGTCAATGATGCGGTCAAAGCCGGCCGATTGCCTCGGCCTAATTCCCTGCAATGCCATGACTGCGCCGCACAGGCAAAGCAATATCATCACTGGCATGGCTATGCCCCTGAACATTGTCTCGATGTAATTCCTGTTTGCGCAAAATGTCATAAGAATCTTCATTTGGCCCACCGCTTCAGCTCGACGGCCATTTGATCGTTGACCAGCTTATTCACATCGATCGCGACCGCCGCCGGAACCGTTTCCTTGACGGCCGGATCGTTGACGATAATCCGCCAGACCGACGGGCCGTATTTTTCGCCGATCGGCAGGCGTGCTCCGCCCCGCCGCTTGAAGACGCCCCGGTGACTGAGCTTGCGAATCTCGGCGGCCGTCTTGCCTTCGGCGGCCCATTCAGCGCGACGGGCGGCGGAACTGGTACGCAAGTCCCCACGCGCCCCGCCTTTTTTGCCGACGGCCGTCGCAATGAAACCGCCCTCGATCATCCTGGCCGCCCGGCCAATCCGGTAGCTCACGCCCAATCCGGCCGCGGCCCGAGAGGCCAGGCCGCGGGCGATCTTCCGCCGCACCGCCTTGGTCAGCCGTGTTTGCTTGGCCTGGAAAACGGCCAGCGGAAATCGCTTCGCCTCGGCCGCCAAGGCGGCGGATAGATTGGCCCGCGAGGCCCGCCGCTTGCTCATCGATTTGCCGACGGCCGTGGGTTTGAGCGTCGTCGCCGAGCTGATGTCACGTTTGTAGCGCGTGTAGGCCTGGTCGATGCCGCGATTGAAGGCGCGGACGATGACGCGGTCGAACCCGCCCGGAATGGCGTGCAGAACGTTCTGGGCCTCCTTCAGGCTCGCTTCATCGATCTTGATTTGAACGCTCAAAGTCATTGTCAACTCTTCTCAGCCACAGATTGCCCAGAGAAAATCGCAAATCGCAAATCGCAAATCGTAAATCTTTTTAATGGCATTCGTAGGTCACCCATATTCCGTTAGCCTTGACGATCCGGGCCAGGTGCATGACGCGGGCCTCGGCCCCCGGACGCGGCGGAACGCTCACGGTCCGGCTCGGATCGAACTCGGCGGCGCTGATGCCCACGGTGGCATCGTTGGCGGTCTTGATGTGCACCCGGGGACTTTTGTGACGCAGGACCGGATCCACGATCGCATCGTCCTCGACGTACTTGACAATCGCCGTGATCGCCCGGTCGAGGGTCCCGGGCTGAAAGACAATCGGCTGGCCGAACGCCGCCAGAAACGCCGCCCGGCCCGCCGTCGCCCATCGGGTTTCAAAGGCCGTCGCCATCGCCGCTATTCTCCTTTGGCCGCTTAGGCATCGACTCTCAGGAGATGCCCGAAGTAGGGATCGAAGACCCATTCCTCGGAGAAATCGCGGACGCGGAAGATGTCGCTTTCCGTCTGCTCCTCGCGGTACTGCACGACCTGACCGATGCCGTTATCGACGCCGGTCCATTCCACGATCCGGCCCAGGCCCGGGGTCGCCCGCCCGCCGGTATGCTTTTTGAAAATCAGGGCATAATCGTCGGACCAGATCGTGCCCGCCGCAAAGACTTGACCCTCAGCGCCGCTATCGTAACCCGCCCAGCCAACGATCAGATTCGACAGGCCGAAAATCGTGGCCAGGGCCTGCTCGAGCATGGCCCGGGTAATCAAGGCTGCGCCGGGGAACCTCGCAAGAATGGCCGTATTCAACAGCAGATTTTCGAGCGTCGCCCGGCCGATCAGCATAGTGTCCGGCAGCACGCCGGTGTTGGTCAGGACCTTGGTGATGGCGGCGGTGATGTGTCCGATTGCATCCGAGGCGGCGGCATCCCAGGGGGCCGCTTGTCGATCGGTGTACAAGTCGGCGTTGCCACTGGCCCAGGTGGTCGTATTGAACAAGGCCGTTGCGACCCGGATTTCCCGCTCGACGTACATCTTGCGCGTGACGACTTGGACCGTCTCGTATTCGGCGTCGTAATCGCTTTCATACGTCGAACGATCCTCGGCGGTCAACTGGCCTTCCAGCCCGTGGTCTTTGCAGCGGTAGCTTTTGTCCTCGGAAATCAGGCTGATCCTTCCGAAGGCGGCCCCATTGGCGTGATCGCTGTTCGCCCGCTTTAGATTTTCCCGCGTGATGACCCCCATCGTCGCCGCCTTTTTGCTGACCGGGATTGGGGGCAGGGCGATATCGGCGACAAAACCGTCCGTCCCCGGATTGTACTCGTGGAAGGCGACGCCGAGATCTTCGCGCGGCACGCTTCGTATTCCTTGCTGAATCATTGCTTATCTCCTTGAAAAAGAATTTCATTGCCCCGTGGTTTCGACGCGGGCAATAAAAAAAGCGACTGCTGGAGGTTTGGCTCCAAACAGCCGCTTTTTTCATTCTTAACGTCACTCGCCACCTGGCCGGGCGGCGAGCGAACCCGCTTATTCACTTGTCTGACAACTTAATCACGCTGCCAATTGAGCAGCGCAAATCCAATCGAGCGTGACCGTGACGGCCGGCGTGGCCCCGGCGCCTTTCATGCAGAGTGTCGGAACGAGAACGAGAGCCGCCGGGAAATCGGCTGCGATGATGTCCGCAGCACTGATCGCATCGCCGGAAGCGACACCGTTCTTGTACAGCGTAATGATCGTACCATTGTAATACATGCCGACCGTCAGATACGTATCCGCGACCAGTGTATGCCAATCGTCATCGTGCTCATTCTGGGTCTGTGCGGCCTTGTCATAGACCGCATCGAGGATGTCGCCGTCGCCTTCCTTGTTCTGGAACCCGATGGCGCCGACGTCCGCCAGGGTCCCGGCGTCCACAATCGTGTCACCGGCCAGAACGACGTCACCGGCCATCAGGCCGAGGAACCAACCCGCCTTCGTGTTCGCGATCTGGCTGGCCTTGACCCGGGCCTCGAACGCCCACGGCGCTCCGCCCGAGGAAATAATCGGGCAGCTCGGAAACTGAACTTCCGTCGCTTGGTTATCCGCGTTGATATACTCCGTTAAAACGCCTTCCCCGGCGGCGCCGGGCAGGCAACGAACCACGCCCGTAGCATCAACAAATTGCTCGCTCGGCTCATTCTCGCCATGCGTGAAATCCTGCTCGAGAAGCGAACCGGCGAATGGATTTCTGCGCATCTCGGCCAGATTGAAATTGCCCCAGATCGCGGCGGTCGGCAGGGCCGTGGCCGCCCGGCTGCGGGCCGAAGAGGCGGCGACCTCGGTGCCGACGTACTTGGGAATCACTTCGATAATGTCGCCATCGGCGCCGGACGCCTCAACGGACGTGCCCACCGGCTCGCCGTTGGCAGTGGCGGAGATTTTCCCGTCATTGGCGGCGTAAACGCTCGCCCCGGCCGTAATAATTCCCGAAGCCGTCATCTTGGAAGAGCCGCCCGGATTATCGAGGCGTATGCAGGCGCGGGCGTCCTCGGAATAATCAACGGCCGCCTGCACGACGCCGATACCCGTTTCTCCGGCGTCGGCATACATGACGGTTGAAGTGGATATTTTGACGCGCCGGAACGCGATCAAATCTTCGCCGGCCTTCAATGTGATCTCCGGACCGTTTACTTGCTTACTCATAATATGATCTCCTAACTATTCATGTTTTTTCATGCTTATGTTTGACCGTTCGAGACGGGTGACAAAAACTCTTACAGGCCCAGGGAGGCTTTATACGCCACGTGCAATTCGGGCCGTTCCCGGGCCAGCTTTGAATAGGCGCTCCCCAGCGGAATCTTTTCCTCTTTGGCGATTTGCTTGCCCCGTTGGACGAAATTCTCTCCGCCATCGTTCGAGTCGCCCGATGCCAGGGGATCCGGCCCTTGATTGTCTTTGGCCTTCAGCCGCTTTTGCAGCACGTCCGCATAGGCCGCCTTGGCCTCGATCAGACTCGACCCGGCCTCGAACTGGGCGACGGCAAAGGGCAGGTCCTCGGGGAAGGCCGCTTTCAGATCGGACAGCCGCTGCCTGGACTCGGCGGCCGCCTGCTGTCTGGCCGTGGCGCCCGCTTCGGCGATCTGCTGCTGAATGTCTGCATTTTGATTTTGCTCGTTTGTGGTACCCATAACAGTATCTCCTTTGGAAGTGATAGTATTGTTGACGACAACCTGGTCGATCAAATTCAGCTCTTGGGCGGCGTCGGCGATCCATAAGCGGCCGGTCGCTAACTCCGCCACTTTGCTGCTATCCATGTTCCGGCCGGCGGCGACCGAGGCGACGAATTGACCGGCCAGGCCGTCAATGACTTCCTTTTCGGCGGCGATTTGTGCGGGCGTGATGGTGTCGATCCCCATGCCCTTGTGCTCGCCGCTGCGGATAACGACCGCCTTGATCCCGCTCTTTTCCTCCCAGCCGGTCCAGTCGTAATAGACCGCATAGACGCCGATCGAGCCGATCTCGGCCGTCCGGGAGGCGAAAATGCTCTGCGCCTGCGAGGCGAGCCAATAGGCGCCGCTGGCGGCCAGGTCCTCCACGTAAGCCGTGACGGGTTTGCTCTGGCGGGCGCTATAGATTGCATCGGCGGCGATCAGGACGCCGGCGACCATGCCGCCGGGCGAGGACACGTTCAATTGAATCGCCGAGACTTTGGAATCGGCGAGGGCCTCGGCGATCTGCGAGGCGATTTCATCGTACCCGGTGACATTGAAACCATACAGCCGCACCCAGCCGGGCACGCTCTTGAGCAGCACCCCGCTAATGGCGATATGGGCGACGCCCTCCCGGACGTCCAGCATCTTTTTGGGCATCGCGACGGCGACGGAAGCGACCAACGGCCCACCCGATAGGTGCGAGAGCTTCTCGAAAAACAATTTCAGGGCCGTCGGCTCCATGACCCACTTCTGCGACTGCATCTCGGCCAGAATCGTTTCATTCATTGTCGGTCTCCTGATCGTCGGTCTTCTCATCAATGGCCGAGCCATCGGCCGGCGTCTTGGCCTTCTTGCCCTCATCCGTCTTGCCGGTCGAGAGGCCCGCGAACAGCCGCCAGTCCACCTCGACGCCGGTATCGTTTTTGATCCGCTGGACGCGATCGATGGAATCGCGTATCTCTTTCTCCCGCAGCTCCACGACCTCCTCACGGTCCAGGCCCCGGCTTTTGCAGACCTCGCCGTGGGTCATCACGGCCCGGTCCATCATCATGCCTTTCCCCTGCATCTCCTTGAGCTGGTCGATCCAGGGATAGGTCGGCTTGATCAGCGAGTATGGTATCTCTTTGCGATTGCCGAACAGCCCTTCGGATCTCCAGCCTTCGAATTGCCAGTCGATGAGCGGGCGATAATAAAATTCCTCCAGCTTATCCTGCCAATAAATAAAACACTGATATGCCTGTTCGAGAATGGCGCGGCTTTGGGAATAATTGCTGTTCGTCCAGTCGAGCAGAACCAGTTCGAGGGGCAATCCGAGGGGCAAACCCAACAGGCGCAAAAACATGCGCAGGGACTCGCTGAAATTCTTGCCCGGGATATTGTGGTCGATCCCTTCAATTTTCTCGCCCGGTTTGCCATGGAAGATCAATGCGTATTCCATCTCCATGAGCCTTGAACCGAGTTGGGCGCTCGTATCGGTCCCCGCCTTGCTGGGGTCCTCTTTGCTTTGAATGTGCGCGAGCGTATCGGCGTTCTCTCGCGTGATGCTCGCCACGAGCCGGCTCAAGAGTTGCATCCCAATAGCCTCGCTATCGCAGGCATCGTTGATGCGATGAAGCATCGGGAATGAGGATTGAAGGGCCGGCACGCCGCGCGTCGAGCTGGGCCGGTCCGTATTGGTCATAAAAAGAAAATCCTTCGGCTCAATCTTCCTCGCGCCTTTTGTGGTCAGGTACCCCTGGTCGTTATAGCGGCTCACCCAATATCCGCTGATTGCCCCGAAGATGTTCTTTTCGATTCCCTGCAGCCCTTGATTGCCGCCATCGATCTGTTCGGCCTCGATGAGCTGGATGAGTCGTTGGTTCGTCTTGATCGCTCCAATGTCACCCGCCAACATTGCATCACGAAGAAATGTTTGCGCCGTCTCGGCGCCGCTGAGTAAGCCGCGTATCTCGGGACGCCGATTGTACCCGTTCCATAAGGCTTCAACTTTGCGGTTGAAATTGGCGTTATCGGTTTTGACCTGAACTCCGAACCCGTTGCCGACGATATAACTGACGGCGCGGTCGATCAATCCCTTATAGAGGCCATAATTGCGGTAAAAGTCGCGGCTCTGATTGATCAGCCGCGGCCGGTCGTAACGGCTGTGGGCGTCACCGGAACCCTGGGAATAGGACCGGCCTTCGCGGTCGGCAATCGAGGCGGAGCGAAAACCCAGCGCTGTATAACGGCCGTGCTGACCTTCGACGGTGATCCGGTCCACGGGTCTCTCGGCCTTCGGTGTTCTCACGGCCGCCATTAGATCAGCATCCTTCCCTGGGTGAAGCTGGTTCGCCCGACCGTCGTCGTAGAGACGGCGAGATACGCTTCGATCTTCTGGGCCTGGTCTTTGAGGGACTCGAAATCAAACGACTCGGTATCGCTCGCCATCCGGGCAGCGCGATTGCCGAGGATAAAACGGATCGCCTCCAGACAATTTCGGCTCTTGGAGGCATCGCCTTCCCACAGCAGATTGTCATTGTACTGTGCGATGGCATCCGTCACCGTCGATGAACTGCTCAGAGACATTCCTGGCCTTTCCGGGCGATAAAAAAAAGCGGCCGTCAGGAGGTTGGGCCCCCAACGGCCGCTTTCTTTATCCGAGTTATCATCCGCTCGTCAGCGGAATTTCAATCTCTATCTTCAAAAATCATCGGCGGGCGTACAAGTACAATCTGAGCCGATTCAATGCGTTTCGTGAAATTTCTTCCAAACTTGGAAGAAATTTACACTTTCGTGCCTCGCACCGTGTACTTGTGCCTGCAAATCGCCCGCTGGCATTGCCTGTGCTGCCGGCCATTCTGCGTATCGGTATGGCGACAGATCGTATCGGTCGTGCCGCACCGTTCGCATTTGCTGACCGTTGGAAAGGACCATTGCTTCTGTTTTTTCTTTGGCTTGATTTTGGCTTTTTCCTCTACGTGTTCGGTCGGCAAAGTCTCTTCTTCTTTTTCCAATGGTGGTTCTGTCATTTGTTTTTCGTTCTGCATGATTACTCCTTTATGATTTTCGTTTTCAGATTTCCGGGATGTTTTGCAGCAATTCTGGCCTATGTTTTTTTACATAAACGAGCACGTCAATCAAATCAACCCAAGTCGAATCATAGCCTCCCTGATTAAAAGCCACGATGGACCATCGTTCTCCTTTCTTTGTAATCATTGTCGGATGCTCGTCGTCGCTGCGAATCTGTGGAGCGAAAAAACAATCACCCCGATGATCCTTGATTTTCAGACAGCGATTTGGGCCTTTGAGGTAATGTACTTTCGGCCCTATGATTTCACATCGTTCATCCATTCGCGAGCTTTCCTTTCTTCGTCTCCCTTCGTGTTCATATTCTCTGTGTTCTCTGTGGCCTCTGTGGCTAATATCGCGTTCTGATCGGTTTCGGATTCATTCCCTTACCTAACTTTTCCTCTTGTTTTCTGCCCCGAACGGCCTGGACATAGTCGATATCGCACAGGCTGAAGACCCCGGCCAATTCGGCGGCCAGGTCGCAATAGACACTGGCGTCCCAGATGTGATTGTCGTGGAATCCTTCTTTCTTGACCCAGACGACCATTTCGCGGCCGCTGCGGGCCCGCTTGATGAGCTGGGCCTCGCTGGCGAGCTGGCGGGCCAACGACTCGGGCAGATCGTTCGGCAGGTGCAGATAGCCCGGGCCCGGCTCTTTTTCTTTGTCGTAGATCGCCTGCCAAAGCCGGTCCTTGGCCGCATCGACGTTCAGATCGAAGCGCCGCATCGCCTTGCCCGCCACCGGCCGGGCCTTATAGAGACTCGCGTGCATCCGCTCCCGGCCGTAGCCCATGACCGGGATCACCACCCCTTCCGGGAAGCGCAGGCAAAAATCATAGACCGCCGCCGATTCCTCATCGCGCTGATAGCGGCAGTCCACCGCCGCCCGGGTGGCGTAATAACGCACCGACTCATCCTCGGCCGAGACCCATTCGCTGCGCACATAGGCTTCGACCAGGTCCCAGTTCTCGGCCTTGCCCGTATGGCCCGTCTCCAGCCGGCCCGCCCAGAGCAGCCACTGCTCGTTGCGCCAGCCGTACCCCTTGGTGACGACCCAGACGCAGTCGGGCTGCACATCGACGCCGTGACAGATCATTTGCACCTTGCGCGGCACGAGGCGGGTCTGCATCGAGTAATCCCCCGCGTGCTTCTGGAGCTCCGTCAGGCTCGTCGCCCGCTCCCGCTGCTCCCATGCCTCGGCCATTTGATTGTTCCAGAAATTCCGCAGCGGCAGAATATTGCCCGCCTTGCGCTGCGCGTCGGCCATGACCCACTCGGACGCGAGCTGATCGACCGTCGTGAACATCGGATCGACCAGGACGGCGGAGATGCGAAGCGCCTTCTGCGCGGAATCCTCCCACTCGCCGACGATCTCGCCGTCGGCCCCGATGGTACAGCCTTCGGGACAGGCCCGGCACGCTGAGATCGCCGCCTTACGCTCCAATTCCGACCATCGGCCCGCGCAGGCCGGGCAGACGTAATGGCTATGACGGACTTTGCCCCGCGTATACTGGGCGGGCGGCAGGAACGTCCCATCGGCATTCTTATCCAGCTTGACGTGCCACCAGCTCGCCTCGTGATACAGCCCGCATCGCGGGCAGCAAATATGGATCGTCCATTTCTGGCAATTCTCGAAATTGATATCGGCCAGGTCGCCCTTGTTTTTCGGCGAGGTCACGTAGAACTGCTTGCTGATCGGCTGATACGTCCGGACCCGGTTATCGAGCAGGCTAATAGCGTCGGTGTCCTCTTTGATATCCGCGACCCACAGCGCCACCTCGTCGCCGCCGATGTATCTCGACGGATCGTCCGAGAGCGTGATCGGCGAGGTCGGCCAGGCGAGAATCAACTGCATATTATCGAGATCCGTCGGCTCGCCGATCAACAGGTTGCGAATGTCCCCGCCCAAGTGCCGCAGGATTCGCGGGCTGCTCTCGAACGCCGGCTTGAGCCGCTTGATCCGTTTTTTGACGACCTTCTCATCGGGTAGCACGATCTTCATCGGCCCCGGGTCCACGTCGATCACATAGCCCATCCAGCCGCCGAAAATGGTCGATTTGCCCGATTGCGTGCAGGCAAAGACCCAGATCACCCGCGTGGTCAGATCGCAGAGCCATTCGATGGCGATCCGCCAGAACGGCGTCACGGAGAGCCGCCACGGCCCCTTGATCCGGCTGGATTTTTCCGGCAGGATGTAATACTGCTGCATCCAGTCCAGCATGTGCTGCTTGCGCCGCGGCGCCAGGACCTCTAACACCTCCGCCGGCATTGGCATCGGACGGAAGTAGCGAAGCGCTTCGCTTCGCTGATTTATGATTTCTGATTTTCGATTGACGATTTTCATTCTTAGCCCGACTCGGCCACCGTCTCCGGCTTGGTTTGACATTCATTCATGCCGGAAGGTGTGCAGAGGCCGAAGTACTCGATGACATCGTCCCATTTCAGATCGAGAAGCGGACCGCTATTCACCGATGCGTAATAAATCTTGACCAGGTCCTCGGCGGGAATATCGATGATAACCCGCGTGACTTCCTTCGGCAACCTGGCCGCCAGCGCCTTGCCCAGTGCCGTTTCTTGCCAGAACCGAATCCCGGTCATCACTTCATGGTTCGCAACTTCGTGTTCATTCGTGTCCATTCGTGGTTCCTTTCTTTCTGCTCTCTGTGACCTCTGTGGCTAATTTCCTTCCGTCCATCTGTGGCTTGATCGCCTCATAGAGCTCTATCAATTTCGCTTCTGCCCGGGGCGTCAGCTTCAATTCCGCCGGCACGTGCTGTAATTTACCCATGACCTCATCGCTGAACTCCTCCAGCCGGGCGACGATCTCCTCTCGCGGCTGGCCGAAGCAGCGATTGGCCAGGTCCGCCGCGCCGTGGAAGGCGTTGACGACGTTCTGCATCATCACAACCTGAAAGCCGACGACCGCCTCGCGCTCGATCAATTCGCCGCGGTCCTTCTCGAGCTGCAAGCGCTCGCGCTCCGTCTTGACCTGCTGGAAGGGATTGAGCGGCCCGACCTCGCCCTTACCCCGCACCGCCTTCTTGAGCGTGTAATCCTCGTACCATTGGATCGCCCGGTGCAGATCGAACGTGCCGTCGATATTCGCCGGCAGGCCTTTTTCCGTCCGCCACTCGTGAATCGTCTCCCGCGCCACGCCGAAGAGCTCGGCCGCTTGATTGACCCCGACGCGGCCGAAATTCGCCGACCCCGCCTCGCCCGTCTCCCGCTGCCGGTCCACCGCCCATTTGTCCATAAGCTTGATCGCCGCCACGTTGCCCTGGCCGGCCGTCTTGACCAGGGCCTCGCGATTGGCGATCCAGCCGTTGACCCGGGCCGTCTCCCACAGCTCATTCGCCTCCGCGTCGCCGTCGAGAAAATCCCGCAAATCCTGGGCCGTCTCGAACTGGCTGAATCCCAAATCCTTGAGCCGCCGGGCCGCCTCGTAGATCATCGCCTTCGGCGCCAGCTCGACCAGGTACCGCAGCAGCCGCCCGCGATCGTACGCCTTGCGCAATCGCGGATGCCGCTCGAAATACTTCATCAGGTTCGGCCCCAACCCCGACGCCGCGTCCGCCTCCGCGAGGTCCTTGCAGGACAGGCCGAGCCGCTGCGCGGAGGCCTCCGTAAGACTGCGGCGAGATTTATGATTTACTATTTGCGATTTGCGATTTTCTTTGGCGGCCGAAGGCTGGGATTCATAACCCTGCAGCTCCCCCAGCTCCGCAGCGCTGAGCGGTTGATTCTCTTTGACCTTCCGCAGCAGCGATAAATGCCGCTGTTTGCGGGCGATTTCGGTGATGTCCTGTTTGACCTCGCTCATTTGCCCCGGACCAACTCCGCCTTCTTGCCAGAAAATGCTATTTATCCCTCTGGACGAAGAGCCAGATTATGGTCTGCTAATTTGCGAATTACTTCGCGCAAAGACGTTCGCCCAAAATCCTTGATTTTCAGCAAATCATATCGACTTTGCTGCAATAACTGTTCAACACTTGATATGCCATTTCGCCTAAGTGCTCCATGCACTCGCGCCCCCCATGCCATATTGCTCCATGATGGAAGTACCTGAGATATATTTCTGGCCTCAAATTCTCCGCACCAGTCCCAGTCATGTCCATGTACCGTAGGCCATACCGCATGTGCTTCAAACCCGTTTTCAATCATATCAGCATAACGCCGGCCTTCCTTATCAGATGGAGCAACCATTGCTTCTACAATCCTTGGTGAGAGCCGATGACATTCATACCAATCTTCATCCAGACACTCACAGTATTTGCACTGTTTACAGCTTTCCTGAGTGATTTTTTCGTCCATCTTCTATCCTTCACTATTTATAGCCACACTTCGGACATTCACTTGCCACGTATCAATTCCGCCCCGGTCGTCGCGGCCCTTCGTGTTCATTCGTGTTCATTCGTGGTTTGATTTAGATCTGGAATGTTCACCTTCTCGAACTGCCGGCCGCCGCATTTCGGGCAGGCTTCATCCGTGTTCTCGATCTCATGCCCGCACCCCAAACACCACCAGGCCGGCCGGACGCCAGGGCCGCGTTTGAGTTCGGCGATCTCCGTTTCGATCCGCCGCCGCTCGGCGCTCTCCTGCACCCGGGCGGCGCCGCGCAGCAGCGCTTCGGCCCGCTCCTGGCCCAGTGCCCGCATCACGCTGCGGCGAAAGAGCGCATAGCCGCACCGGTATTCTTTGAGCAAACCCGTCACAGTCGCCTGCCCGGTTTCTATGCGCCTCGCAATGTTCCCGGCATCCGTGAAAATCCGTTCCGCGTTATCGTAATTCCATCTCGGCATTTTTCTCTGTGTTCTCTGTGCTCTCTGTGGCTAAAATTCCTCGGGCTTGGACCTGGGCTTGATCGCAGTGAATCCCCAGTCCCTCAGGCAGTGGGCGCAAAGTTTCGGCCGCTCGGCGGAGACGATCTGCCGGGCGCACCGGTTGCATTCCCAGGTCAGATCGACGTGGACCGGGGCCGGCCCGGGCTGACCCGCCGGGTCTATCGGAGCGATTCGGCCCTGCTCGTTTGCGGACCCGGTCTTATTACGTTTTTTCGGGTAATTGTGCTTGAGTCCCGGCCGGAGGGTCCTGGCGCCGGGCAAAGGCGGCTCCGCCGTTTTTGCCCCGGGCCGATTCGGATTGTTCTCGGCCTGCTGCCGAATGAGCTTCTCGATCCGCTCGATCTCGCCCGCATCGTCACCGCATTTTGCACTCGCCAGCGCCGCTTCGAGCTCATTATCGAACGAACCCAAATATTTATTGCGTCGGGTTTTCGGCTCATAGACTTGTGCCTCGTAGCGGGGCGAACCGTCCTGTTTCGGCTTACCGACCTTCACGCCTTTGTATGGACTGCGCTTGCCGTACCGGGTCCCGCGACCGGCCGGCTTGACCGGGCCGAGCGATCCTGCGCCGGGAATAATTTCCGGACTATTTTCCCCCGCCGATGCGCAAGAAAACGCGCGGGCCATCGCGAGAGCCTCGATTCGTGCATCCTCCTGCACCGGGGTCAGTGGAACACTTGACCCGTCGCACCCGAGAAGTGTCCCGCTATCAATTTCCCGCGGCGGATCGGCCTCATTATTCAGCGATGTCAACAGGTCAACGGTATCATCGAGCCCCTTGACCTTCGTGCAACCCACACAGGCTGCGGCCCGCCGCTTCTTCAAATCGTCAATCGTCAATCGTAAATAGTCATTCATCGCGATTCCTTTCTCAAAAATTAGTACAAGCAAACTCACCAAAGTATTTATGGGCCGCCGCCTCGTAGGCCCGCGCCGCCTCAATCTCGGAATCGAAAACGCCAAGATGAATTCCTTGGCCTTCTACCTGGATACAGGCGCGCCAGTTATTGTTTTGTCGATCCCGGTAAACGCCCTTGAATCGCGATGTTCCATTGTGTGCTCGTCGGTTCTGATTGTTTTGTGCCCGGGTCGCACATCGAAGATTGTTTCGCCGATTGTTGAGCCCGTCGCCGTCTTTGTGGTCGGTCTCCATGCCATCAGGCGGCTGCAAAATCTCGCGATGCATGAGAAGCTTGGCGTTTTTGGGAGACGAATTCCGAACGGCGTAGAAGGTGTGATGACCTTTGAAAGCATGCCATTTCCATTGATTCAGCCATTCGTAGTCGGCGTCATCGACAATCACCGCCTTACCTTGTGTGAGTGAAATTTCTTTACTCATATTATCTCCTATTCAGCTGTTCGAATAAATCTTTACACATCCGCGATCGCAGCGCCGCGTCGAATCGGGCCTGGCGCAGGTCCTTCTGGAGCGTCCGCAGCCGCTCGCCCCTGGCCAGGCACCAATCCCACGGCAGCTCAATCCCCAGACATTCCGTTTTCCGCATCGCTTTGTTCACCATAGCTTAGCCTCTCTTTTTATGTTCGCAGACGCCCTCATGCTCGATAATGCCATCCCGGACGCCTTCGACCAGCTTTTTCGCTTCCGCTTGTTTTTCTTCGTAAGTCATCGTTCGATCTCCATGCTCATACGCGCCTTCTTTTTCGATTCCAATGCCGTCCCCGGCGAGGACCCACAAACCCGCTGTAAAAGCCCCGCCGTCCGGTTGAAATTCGCTGCGGCCGGCGAATCCCGGGCGGTGACGTCACGGTCCACCAGAGTCGCCGCCACGCGTATCGGCGGAAGGATTTGGACCATGTCCAGTCGTAATGGGCCCCGAGTGCTGCAAGCATCCTGTCGAATCCCCACGGTATCATGTCACTACCTCGGATCGCCCGCCCCTAACTGCCTATGCCAGCATGGAATACCAT